AAATCCCCGGTATCGCAGGGGGCGCTGACGGCGCTCCGGTGGAAGGCATGAGCCGTGTCCGCCACCCGCTGCTGCTTGAAGCAGTGCTGCGTTTCCAAGCCAACGCCCGCTCGGAGCTGCTCCCGACCGACGGCCCCGTGAAGATCCGGGACGACAACAACAACGGCACTCTGGAGGAGGACACCCTTGCCAACTCGCTTGAGCGCGACCTGAACCACTACCTCACGGCCACGGCCAGCGAGTACTACCCCGACACCGACCGCATGCTGCTGATGCTGGGATTCGGCGGCACGTCCTTCAAGAAGGTGTACTTTTGCCCCCTGCGCGGGCGCCCGGTGTCCGAGAGCGTGGACGCCGACGACCTCATCGTGAACAACAGCGCGACCGACCTGCGCAACGCCAAGCGGATCACGCACCGCTCAATGATGCGCTCGTCCACAGTCCGGCGCCTCCAGATCCTCGGCGTCTACCGCGACGTTGACTTGCCAATGGCCAAAGACCCCGACCTCGACGCGGCGCAGCGCGAGGAGCGGGCGCAGCAGGGCATCTCGGCTGGCTCTTTCCGGCCCGAGGACCGCGACCGCGAGATCTACGAGTGCTATTGCGAACTAGACATCCCCGGCTTTGAGCACAAGTACAAGGGCAAGGAGTCCGGCCTTGAGATCCCCTACCGCGTGACCATTGACTTGTCGTCCCGCGAGATCCTGTCCATCGTCCGCAACTACGACGAGGACGAGGCGCTGCCCGAGGCCCGCACCAACTTCATCAAGTACACCTTCGTGCCCGGCCTCGGCTTCTACGACATTGGCCTGCTCCACATCCTCGGCAACACCACCAACGCCATCACGGCGGCTTGGCGCGAGCTGCTCGACTCGGGCATGTACGCCAACTTCCCCGGCTTCCTCATGGCGGACAATGGCGCTCGGCAGAACACCAACATCTTCCGCGTCCCGCCCGGCGGCGGCGCGCTGGTGAAGACCGGCGGCATGCCGATCAACCAAGCCATCATGCCCCTGCCCTACAACAACGGCGCCGCGCCGTCGCTGATGAGCCTCGTCAGCAACATGGCCGAGACCGGCATGCGCGTCGGCGGCACGAGTGAGATGCAGGTGGGCGAGGGCCGGGCCGACGCGCCCGTGGGCACGACGCTGGCCATGATCGACCAAGCCACCAAGGTCATGAACGCCGTCCACAAGCGGATGCACTCGGCGCAGGCGCAGGAGTTCCAGCTCCTCGCCCGCTGCTTCCACGAGAACCCCGAGAGCTTCTGGCAACGCAACAAGAAGCCCGCCTACCCGTGGGACGAGGCGACGTTCCTCGCCGCGCTCGACAACTGCAACCTCGTTCCACAGGCCGACCCAAACACGGCAAGCCACTCGCAGCGCATGATGAAGATCATGGGCCTGAAGCAGCTCCAGCAGGGCAACCCCAGCCTGTACGACCCGATTGCCATCGACACCGCCGCTTTGCAGGCGATGGGCTGGAGCAATCCCCAGCAGTTCATGGTGCCGCCCTCCTCGCTCCAGAACAAGCCCCCGCCGGAGGTCCAGTACGCTCAGGCCATGGTGCAGATCAAGAAGCAGGAGGCGGACGCCAAGACCGCCATGGTCGGCATCAAGCAGCAGGAAGTCGCGGCAAAGCTTCAGGAGGCTGGCGGTCTGGCCGGTGGCGAGCAGGGGCCAACTCTGGCCGACCAACTCAAGATTGCCGACATTGAGCTGAAGCAGCAAGAGCTTCAGGAAAAGAAGCAGGACTCGATGCTAGACGCCATCAACCGCAAGCGCGACCGCGAGAGCCGCGAGCGTCTGGCGGCGGTGAGGCTGGCCGAGGACTTGGCGGCCAACCCGGCGGGCATCCCGATTGTGCAGAGCATCATCCCCGACGACATGCTCCAGCGCCTTGAGCAGAACGAGCAGCCCCTGACGACGGAGCAGTGAGATGGCGGATGATGATCGCTACCTGACGGGCGGCGGGGAACTGATCCCAGAACAGCGGTCAGCGTCCTATTCCACCAACACCAGCCTTGGCCCGTTGAGCGGCGGGGCGATCTTGGCCGGTCAGGATGAGGGTGTCCCCATGTATGGTGGGCGGCTCACGGCCCAGCTCCCCGAGGGTCTGAGCGCCACGTTGAGCCGCACCAATCAGGCGGGCGAGACGGCGGCCTACGCCCGTGACGCCATTCGCCTTGCCAAACAACTTGAGGCGGGGCAGCTCGCCCTTGAGGCCAGCCGCATCGGGTCGCAGGGCTTGCCATCCTATGGCCTTCAATACAGCGGCCAGATCGGGCGCGAGGGCGGTGCGCCGTCCTATTACCCGCAGCCCAAGGGCCACTGGTTCGTTGAGGCGGGCGGGACGCCCCACACGCCTGAGCGCCATGTGCGCGGCGGCGCTCGGTTCAACTTCGCTGATGGTGGCACGGTCGAGGACGCCCTCCACGCCGTCCGCCACCACTTGGCTGGCGGCGGCTTCCTGTCCGACCTGTTCTCCGGCCCCGACTACCTGTCCACGGGCGAGGTGGCATCCCCGACAAACTGGGGCGACCCCGAAAGTGCAGCCGACTTCTTCAAGGCCGACCGCGCCCTTCGCTTGGCGCGTGAGGTGCAGGCGTCTGAGCCTGCCCGCGATATGCCGCTGCCGCTCCGTCGCCCCGTTGCGGAGGCTGCGCCTCGTCAACAGATCGCTGCGCCTGCACCAGCACCTACGCCCGCACCTGCGCAAGCATTTCGCCCTATAACAACCTTGCCAATTGGTGATGTTGAACCCCATGACTTTCCGCCAATCACAACGCCCAGCTTGGCGTTTGGTCAGCCGATCTATGGGGAAAAAACTCAGCGCCTTGGTGGTGATGAGGGCCAGAACAGAGCGCCCGCAGTGCAAATGGATTACACGCTGGGGAACGCTGGAGGGCTTTGGCCGTCATCTGGAAATAACAGTCAAACTTATGCGGGAAAAGTTCCAGAAAATTTTAATGACGACTTTGGTAATACAATGTCTATTGATGACGTGCGCCAATCCATGATGTTCCGACCCGCGTCAACGCCACGGGCCGAGATCAGCCGCGCCGTCTCTCTGGCGCAGAACCTTGCGCCTGCGCAGCCCGAAACCGTCCCCAGCGCAGCCGAGGCCCTCGCCGCCGTCGAGAAGTTCCAGAACGCTGGCATTTTCTCCGGCAATGAATACGACAAGGCTGGCGAGATGCTGGCGGCTCACAACCGCGCCAAGTTCGACAACATCCCGGTCGAGGAGGCCCTGCGTCTGATCCGCGCCGAGGGCCCGCGCATGGTCAATCAGGGCATGCCCGTGACAGGCGGGACAACGCGGGACATTGTCCCGCTGTCCTACGCCGAGACGCCTGCCCCCGCACCGGCTTCGGCGGCCATTAGTGAGGCCATGCCTGCGGGTGGCAAGCTGACAAACCGCGTGGCCGAGGAACCCTTCGCGGTGCCCCTGACGGCCAAGCAGGGCGACTACATTGCCCGCACGATTGCGACCGAGTCGAGCGGCGACCCTGCGGAGTCGAGGGCCATCGCCGACGTGATCTTGAACCGCATCCGGTCTGGGCGCTTTGGTAGCAGTCCCGAGGAAGTCCTGTTTGCCAAGAACCAGTTCGAGCCGTGGATGAACCCGGCAGGCCCCAACTACCCGCTGAAAGTATCGCCCAAGAGCCAAAAGTACCTGAGTTCGCAGGAGGCTCTTGAGGAGGCTCTGACTGGCGGCGACACCACTGGCGGCGCCTACAATTTCTGGGGCCCGGGCTCTCAGTTTGCGCTTGGGCGCGACACCCCCAAGTTCGCCCGCGACATGCCCGACTACGTTGACATCGGCGCAACCCGCTTCCACCGGCCCAACAAGCGCGCCAAGGGCGGCTCTGTCGAAGATCGCGCCCTTATGTTAGTATCCCGGCAAGCTTGATGTTGCCCAAGCTATCCCTTCAGGCAGCACCGGGGACGCCCGGAACCTCCGAGGAGCAAAAGCATGTATGAGATGGCAAAAAAGGCCCGTGAGGCCATGCGTGGCAAGGCCAAGCGCATGGCGGGTGAAAAGGACCAGAAGGTAGACAGCTCGGACTTTACCCCCGCGCCCATGCTGAACGCGGACGTGAAGACGGGCATGCGCCCGATCTCCAAGCAGGGCTTCAAGCGCGGCGGCAAGATCGCTGGCGAGAAGATGGAGACCCATGCGGGCCGCAAGCCCCGCAAGTCCGGTGGCCGCGCCATCACTGCCGACAGCCTCATCAATCGCAATCAGAAGGAGGCGAATGAGGAGCGCGAGGGCGAGAAGCACATCGGCGGCATGAAGAAGGGTGGCCGCGCCGGCAAGGCCATGGGTGGTGGCCCAACCGACATGCTCAAGAACTCCATCAACCCCCAAGCCTACATCAGGAACGTCCTCGGGCCGACGATGGGCATGAAGAAGGGCGGCAAGGCCAAGAAGGCTGGCGGCGGGATGATGGACCGGGTCAAGAACCCGAACCCCAGCCCGGACTACTCGCCCAAGACGGACCCCAGCTACAAGCCCCCGGCGAACGAAGGCCCCTCCAAGGAGGAGAAGGACAAGCTGACGGAGATGACCCGCAAGGCTGGCGGTCGCACGGCCCGCAAGGCTGGCGGCAATGTCAACTACGGCCCCATGGAGATGCCTGCTGGCAAGAAGGGCATGAGCACCTCCGAGCAAGTTGCCCTTGAGAAGAAGCAGGACGCGGCGTCCAAGCCCACTCGCGGCAAGGCCAAGAACTACGCCGACGGCGGCATGGCGCCCTACGGCGCATCGGCTCCGATGCCCATGGGCGGCCCCGACAGCCGAATGGGCATCGTCCAGAAGAACGCCATGAACTTTGGCGCTGGCGCCCCCGGCTCGCCCTACAAGAAGGGTGGCATGGCCAAACACGAGGACGTGGCCGAGGACAAGGCGCTCATCAAGAAGATGGTGAAGCCCGAGGCCCGTACCGCCAAGTTTGGCGGCGGCGCTCTGGGCGGAGCACCCAAGAAGGGCGGCAAGGGCAAGACCAACATCAACATCGTGATCAACCCCGGCGCCAAGCCTGACGATCAGATGAATAGCGGCATGCCTCCCATGCCCCCCGGCCTGCCTCCCCGCCCCGCTGGCGGCATCCCCGTGCCGATGGGCATGCCTCCCGCCGGTGGCGCTCCTCCGGCTGCGGCTCCCATGCCAATGCCCATGCCAATGCCCGCGCCTGCGGCTGGTGGTATGCCCCCGATGGCCCGCAAGGCCGGTGGCAAGGTCTACAAATCCTACAAGGACATGGACGCTGGCGCCGGTTCTGGCCTCGGTCGTCTTGAGAAGACCGAGATCCAGAAGCGCAAGGGCTAAGTAATCCGCAGCCGCTTGGCAGCTCCCTGCGGATACGGGACGGCTGGTTTGACCCCCTCTACCAGCCGTCCCAATACATCGAGGGGGAGCAAAGAGGGGTCTATGCTTACGTTCAACACGCTCTTTGAGCGCGAACTAAAGAAATTAATCACTGCCGCCATAGAAGACCGGAAAGAAAACCTTTCCACAGGTTTGGCAACGATTGATTTCCCAACTTACAAACACCAAGTAGGAATAATCACTGGTCTTCGCATGGCTCTTGAGTTTTGCGACGAGGCCACTGCTATCTGTAGCCGCGAGAACCGCGAGTAAAAGGAGGGGGACTATGTCTAACGTATCAGTACACCACAACATCGCCATGCTTCACGAGGCTGATCCAAAGGAAAAGCTTCTCACTGACCTTGGCGACATCAGCAAGGTCGAGTTGCTGAACACTCAGGTGCTTGTCGCCGTCTACATCCGCCCCGAGAAGACCAAGGGCGGCATCATCATGACCAGCAAGGCCCGTGACGAGGACCGCCACCAGTCCAAGGTGGGCCTGATCATCAAGACCGGCCCCTCCGCATTTGTCGATGAGGGCGGCAAGTGGTTCTCCAACCTCAACCTGAAGGCTGGCGACTGGATCGTCTTCCGCCCCAGCGACGGGTGGAACGTCACCGTGAACGGCGTCCTGTGCCGGATGTTTGACGACACGGCGATCCGCGCCCGCATTCCGCACCCCGACAACGTCTACTGAGGAAAATCCCATGTCAAACACCGAAAACAAGGTCGAAGACGACGCGAACGACGAGATTGAAGTCGTAGAAGTCGAAAATCCGCCTAAAAACGCTTCAAAAGAGCAGATTGAGCCCCAAGAGGGCATCCAAGAACTCAAAATGAAGCTGGAACAGGAGCGCGCGGCGCGTATTGAGGCTGAAAAGCAGGCCCGGGCGGCACATAACTCCGCCGCCGAGGCTAAAAACGAGGTGCAGGACACCAACTTGCAGCTTGTAAAGAACGCCATCGACACGGTGAAGCGCAATAACGACATCCTCAAGTACAATTACAGCGAGGCCATGTCTGTCGGCGACTACACCAAGGCCGCCGAGATCCAAGAGACCATGGGGATGAACTCCGCCAAGCTCATGGAGCTGGAGCGGGGCCGGTCCCACATGGAAAACGCGCCCAAGGTGGTGGCCCCCGAGCCCATGCGCCACTCCGACCCCGTGGAGGAGCTGGCATCTCAGCTTTCTCCCCGCTCGGCGGACTGGGTGCGCCGCAATCCGCAGTGCGTGACTGACCCGCGCATGTACCAGAAGATGGTGGCGGCCCACAATCTGGCCGTGGCTGACGGGTACACGCCCGACAGCGACGACTACTTTGGCCAGATTGAGGACACGCTGCGCATCAGCCGCCGCGTCAACATTGATCAGGACGACGACCCCACCTCGGGCGCCGCCAAGGTCACACAGCGCCGCTCGGCGCCCCCCGCAGCCCCCGTTTCTCGCGGAGGCGGTGGGACAGGCTCCCGCCCCAATGAGGTCCGCCTCACTAGGGAAGAGATTGAGACGGCGCGCGACTTGGGCATGTCTGAGAAAGACTACGCCCGCAACAAGATGCTCCTCAAGAAAGAGGGACGGATGCAATGAACGCCAAATTTCAACGTGTAATCGCCGAGAAGTCGGCAATGTCTACAACCCCGGAGCGCCCAACCATGAGGCCAGAATTGCGTGAAGACGACCCCCGCGCCCGCGCCGCAGCTCGCGCCGCCCAGATCCGCAACGACAATGGCGGCATGGACGAGGGCACCGACGAGTTCTACATCCCGAGGGACATTGTCCCCGAGGGTTGGAGCTACGAGTGGAAGCGCCACACGATCTGGAACCAAGAGGATCCGGCCTACACCGTGCAGCTTGCCCGCGAGGGCTGGGAGCCGGTTCCCGTCAGCCGCCACCCCCAGATGATGCCATCCAGTTGGGACAAGGGCACCATTGAGCGCAAGGGCATGATCCTCATGGAGCGCCCGAAGGAGATCTCCGACGAGGTGCGCCGCATTGAACAGCGCCGCGCCCGCGAGCAGGTCCGCATCAAGGAGGCGCAACTCTCCGGCACCCCCGAGGGGACGCTGGACCGCGTGGCGCCTAGCATCAAAAAGACCTTTGACATGCCGATCCCCGAGGATCTCTAACACCGATCAGGGGGCCCTAACCGGCCCCCTTTTCTTTTGTTGCAATCTTATATATACTGCAACGTCAAGGACACATGTTGTCCTACCTTCCCCCGGCGCGGAAGGTTCAGCTACCCCCGGCTTCCGAACTTCCCCGGTGCGAAGTGACGAGCTTTCCCGTAAAAAGGAGAACCCGTCATGGCGAACACTGCCGCCTATAACGGTTTTCAGCAATACAGTGGCACTGGTTCCGCCCCGACCTATGAGCAGGTCGCGGTCCAGATCGCCTACAATGCTTCGGCCATCTACTATGGTGACCCCGTAAACCCCGACGCCAACGGCTACGTCGTTGTCGGCGTGACGACTTCCGCTTCTGGCAACACCCAGATCGCGGGCATCTTCGTCGGCTGCCAGTACCTCTCGGTCTCGCAGAAGCGCACCGTCTGGTCCAACTACTGGCCCGGCAGCGATGTGGCCTCGACCAATGTGGTCACCGGCTACATCATCAACGATCCCAACGCGAAGTTCGTCGCCCAGTTCGGCAACGTCAGCGTCAGCCAGTCCTATGTGAACTCCGCTGTCGGGTTCAACATCGGCACCGGCAACACCTCCAACGGCATCTCTGGCGCCTATCTTGCCACCCTCGGCACGACTGACACCACGTTCCCGTTCAAGGTGGTGTCTCTGATCACTGACCCGCCCGGCGTGAACGGCACGGAGTCTGGTGCTTACCAGAAGGCTGTCGTGGCGTTTAACTTCGTCCAGACCAAGGCCCTTCCGGGCGTCTAACAAGGAGTAGGATCAATGGCTGTCAATCTTTCAGCGATTAAAGATCTTCTCCTCCCCGGCCTCCGGGGCGTTGAAGGTCAGTACGAGCAGATCCCGTCGCAGTACGACAAGATCTTCACCAAGCACGACTCGAAGATGGCTCTGGAGCGCACCGCTGAGATGCGCTTCCTCGGCTACGCCCAGCTCAAGACCGAAGGCGGCCAGACCGCGTTCGACAACGGCGCTGGCGAGCGTTTCGTGTACAACCAAGAGCACACCGAGATCGGCCTCGGCTACGCGATCACTCGCAAGGCCATTGACGACAACCTCTACAAGAGCCAGTTTGCCCCGTCGAACCTCGGCCTGACGCAGTCCTTTGCGCAGACCAAAGAGATCTACGGCGCCAACGTGCTGAACACCGCGACGACCTACAATGGGTCCATCGGCGGCGACGGCAAGGCCCTCGTGGCGTCTGACCACCCCATCGACGGTGGCACGATCTCGAACTACACCACCAACGACCTGAACGAGAGTACGCTGCTTGCTGGCATGATCGCCATCAGGACCAACTTCCGCGATCAGGCCGGTCTGAAGGTGTTTGCTCGCGGTCGTCGTCTGGTTATCCCGCCCGCTCTTGAGCCGGTGGCGATCCGCCTGACGAAGACTGAACTGCGCCCCGGCACTGCCGACAATGACGTGAACGCGATTATGTCCACGGCAGGCGGCTTGCCTGAAGGCTACATGGTCAACGACTACCTGACCTCTGCCCGCGCGTGGTTCCTGCTCACGAACATTGATGGGCTCTCCTATATGGAGCGCATTAAGTTCGAAACAGACATGCAGGTCGACTTCACTACAGACAATTTGCTTGTCAAAGGTTACGAGCGCTACAGTTTCGGCTATTATAATTTTAGGAGTATCTTTGGAGCTTTCCCAACCTAAGGGATTTCCGGGGTATTTTCTAAAATTGAATCGTATAGCTTGCAAAAAGTCATCTCCCGGTATAAGCTTCTAAAGCTAACACCGGGAGATGAAAATGAAGGGTAAAGCTAGAATTCCTAATCTAACTCACGATCAAGTTCGGGCCGCATTGGACTACAATCCTGCTACCGGAGTGTTTGTGTGGAAGATCAGTCCGGCCAAGAATCTGAAGGCGGGAGTTGTTGCTGGTGGAAAAAGTGTTGGCGGTGATTATCGCTACATTCGCATCAGTGGCGAAGAAGTCACGGAGTCAAGGCTGGCTTGGTTTTATATGACTGGGGAATGGCCGGAGCGGCGAGTCAGATACAAGAACGGCGATAAAAGTGATTGCCGTTTTGAAAATCTAACTCTCTTCAACGGCCTTGCTGGTGAATATGACCATAAGACAAAGGAAGGCCGGTTGGCCTATCACAAGGCTTATAGGATCTTAACGCCAGTTCAGCAAAAGGCCCGCGCCTTGCGCCGAAGCTTTGATCTTTCTCTTACTGAATACAATAAAATGCTTGATGCCCAACAAGGTAAATGCGCTATCTGCGAACAGCCAGAAACGCAACTACGGAAGGGAAGGCTCAGAGCATTGGCCGTCGATCATGACCACAAAAGTGGTGCAATTCGAGGGCTTTTGTGTTCTGATTGCAATACAGGAATTGGGAAGCTGAAGGATGACCCAAAAGTTCTCCGGTTAGCCGCTCAATATCTGGACTACCATCTAGGCAACCCGATCACGCAGACCGGCCTAGCGGACGCTGCACAGACTTCGTGATCTCATCGTGCAGGAGGACCCCATGGGTACTACTACATTCACCGGCCCCATCAAGGCGGGCGACGTTCTGAACACGACCGGCACCACTGCTGGCACGATTAAGAATGTTGGCTTTGTTGAGATGGCGCAGTTTGCTACCGTTACGCAGTCGGCTACGGCTGCTGCTACGACCATTGTGATCCCCGCCAACAGCATCATCGTTGCGATTGATCTCTTCGTAACAATTGCTTGGTCCAGCGCCACGACAACCTACACCGTCAGCGTTGGCACGTCTGCTACAGCCACTGAACTGGTTGCCGCAACGAATGCGAATGCTGTTGGCCGCCTTGAGTTGACCCCCGGCACAGACGCAACCCGCACTGGCGCTTGGCTCAATACCGGAACGTCTGATGACATCATCTACGTCAAGTCTGGCGCACCCGACACCATCCCCGGCGCTGGTACGCTGGTCGTTCGTTATCTCCAAGCTGCTAACGCCTAAGCCATAGGAGGCTCACATGAAGGGTAAGTCTGGAATCCGCGAAATCAAGTCGCACACCGCCTACTCTGGCGGCGACAGCACCGTCGCCTCTGAAATGAAGAAGCCCACCAACGGCTTTAAAAAGGGCGGCAAGATTGGCATGAAGGCTGAGGGCGTCATGTCCGAGGCCCACGCCGGTCGCAAGCCCCGCAAGAGCGGCGGCAGCGTCATGTCTTCTGCCGCGTCTGGTACGCCTCGCGGCAAGGGTTCGAACTACTAAGTCGTCCTCCCCCGACTGGGTAGTTTGGCGGGGGGCATTCGTGTCCCCCGCGCTTTTATGGAGAGTGCGATGTCTGGTGCATGGACCCGCAAGGAAGGCAAAAACCCCGAGGGCGGCCTGAACGCCAAAGGGCGCGCATCGCTGAAGGCAGAGGGGCACGACATCAAGCGTCCCCAGCCCGAGGGCGGGTCGCGCAAGGACAGCTTCTGTGCTAGGATGACCGGGATGAAGCGCAAGCTGACCGGGTCCGCGAAGGCTGCTGATCCTGACAGCCGGGTAAATAAAGCACTACGAAAGTGGGACTGCTGACATGGACAAGCCTTTTTGGGAAAAGAAAGCCCCGAAGGATGCTGAAGAAAAGCATCTGAGCAAAAAGAAGCTTCAGTCTGCTAAAGCCAGTGCGCGGGCTGCGGGCAGGCCCTATCCTAATCTCATCGACAATGCCGCCGCCGCTCGCGCTGGCAAGAGGAGCTAAAGATGCCGACAGCCGCCTATTCCATTACCCAATCCGGCCTGTTTGAGCCTTTTGAGCTTCAGGTTGCGCGTGCGCAGATTTTGGGCCACAGCGAACAGAATGTTTTTGCCTATGGCACCACTCCTGCCACGGCTGGATTGTTCCGCACCGTATGGGAGAACATGGCGACCACTGAATATGTATTCCCCGGTTCTGCTTTGACTATGCAGCTTGTGAGTGCTTCGGCTGGTGACACTGCATCAATTACGATTACGGGCCTTGATGCAAACTACCTCATCATCTCTGAGACGCTTGCTTTGAACGGAACAACAAACGTCCCGACAACAAAGCAATATCTGCGCATTAACAGCATGGTTGTTTCCGCCGGAAGCGCGACGAATCCCGTTGGCGTCATTACGCTTTCGAATAGTGGCGTCATTTATGCGCAGATCAACACGGCTGTGTACAACGCCACAACGTCAAGCGTTGGGCAAACTCAGATGGCGGTGTTCACCGTCCCCGCTGGGTACACATTCTACGGGTATCGTTATGGCGCATATTCATCTTTCAACGGCAACAGCGCCAACTACACAACCTATCGTGCCATCACCAATTCTTCGTCTGGTGTTCAAAAAATCATCGTGCAAACCCCTTTCAATACTCACTATGAAGTGCAGCGGAGCTTTGCTCTTCCATATGCGGAAAAAACCGATTTGCGGTGGCAAATTGCTTCCAGCGCGGCAACTGCTGCCGTTGTCAGTGTTAATATTGGCGGCGTCCTGATCAGCAACGACGTGAGCGCGCAGTTCTAAGGAACGCAAATGGCCACGAGCAACACCTACACGTTCAATCCGGGCCTTGGCGAGCTTACGCTTTATGCGTACAACCTCGTCGGCATCAGGAACACGTCCGTGCTTCAGGAGCATATGGAGGCCGCCCGCATGGCGTCCAACATGCTCTGCGCGCGCTGGTCGAACATGGGTGTCAATCTCTGGGCCGTTGACCTCGTCACCACTCCCCTCATCACCGATCAGGCGACGTATGCCGTTGACGCCAACACGGTCGCGATCTTGGACGCCTACGTCCAGAACGATGACTCGGGCGCCAACATTGACCGCATCATCCTGCCGGTGAGCCGCACGGAATATGCCAGCTACCCCAACAAGGAGCAGCAGGGTTTCCCCACGGTTTATTGGTTTGACCGCCTGATTAGCTCGTCCCGCTCAACTGGGTCCGCCGGGCCGTCCGTGACGCTGTGGCCCGTGCCAAACACCGACAACGGCCCCCAGAGCCTGAAATACTACCGGGTGCGGCAGGTGCAGGACTCGGCGCTGACAAATGGCCAGACGGTCGAGATCCCCTACCTGTGGCTTGAGGCGTTCGCCTACGGCCTCGCCCTGCGCCTCGCGCAGATCTGGAACCCGGCGGCTGTGGCGATGATCAAGCCCATGGCGGACGAGTCCTACCAGATCGCGGCTGATCAGAATGTTGAGACCGCCCAGCAGTACATTTCCCCCATGATCTCTGGCTATTTCAGGTAGGGGGGAGGCGTGAATGGGCTACGCATCAAGATCGGGCCGGGCCAGAACTAGCTCCACCAACCCGCAGGCCCATGCGATCTGCGACCGCTGCGCCTTTCGGTACAATCACGTTGACCTGAAGTGGCAGTACGACTGGGCTGGCGCGTCCCTGATCAACAAGCGCATTCTGGTCTGCTCCACCTGCTACGACGAGCCGCAGCAGCAGCTCCGCGCGATCATCATTCCGGCTGATCCCGTGCCGATCATCAATCCCCGCGTCGAGCCCTACGCTTGGGACGAGATCGACCGGCGTCAGGTGTCCGGCAACAACACCACCAACCCGCAGACAGGTATCCCCGTCCAGCGCGGCGACACGCGCGTCACCACAATTGATCAGGACGTGCCGGACCAGACCCGCGTCACGCAACAGACTGGCGAGGCCCCTTACGGGACAAATCAGTTGCCGGGCACGGACCCGAACGCAGTCACCTACCGCACGGTGACGGGCGCCGCCAACAACGGCATCGGCCTCATTCGCCTGACAATTGCGACAACCAATGGCATGATTACAGGGCAAAATGTGACCGTTCAGGACGTGAGCGGCGTGTCTTCTGCCAATGGAAATTGGCGCATAACGGTGATGAATACGACCCAAATTGACCTTCAGGGTTCGGCGTTCTCGGGCGCCTACACGTCCGGCGGGTATGTTATAAACAATCCCAGCCTGCCATACGGCTTCACTGAAGTGCCCAAGACAGGACCGCTCTGATGCCCCGTTACGCCAGTAATATCCAGATCCCCAACCTTGGCGCCGCCGTTTCCCTCAACGGGACGGAACAAGTTGAGATCGTTCAGGCTGGCGAGTCGAAACGGACAACGTCACAAGCCATTGCCAATTTAGCTGCCGCTGTTGTTGGCCCAACAGGCCCCGCCGGAATAACAGGCCCCACTGGCCCCACGGGAATTGGCGGCCCAACAGGGCCCACAGGGTTTGGCGTAGTTGGCGCGACTGGACCGTCTGGTCCGACCGGGCCTACGGGCAGCAACGGCTCAACCGGCCCCACGGGGCCTGTGTCAACAGTGGCTGGCCCCACGGGTCCAAATGGCCCCACCGGGCCCACCGGCAGCAACGGGCCTACGGGGGCCACGGGCGTCAACGGGGACATCGGTCCTACGGGGGCTACGGGGGCGACCGGCGCTGGCCCGACCGGCGCAGTTGGGCCAACCGGGGTGCAGGGACTCAATGGCCCTACGGGGCCTACGGGAACCACGGGGGCGACGGGCCCCACGGGTTCGATTTACCCGACTGGCGGCTCTCCTGACCGCATTTTCTATGAAAACCAGCAGACAGTTACCGTCAATTACACGGTCACGACCAATTACAACGCCATGTCCGCTGGGCCAGTTGCTATTAATTCTGGCATTACGGTAACTGTCCCGTCGGGCAGTTATTGGACTATCGTCTAATCTCAAAAGCGAGGGGGTCGCTATGGAGAAGAAGTTGAAAATATGCGTCTACGCCATCAGTAAGAACGAGGCGCATTTTGCGCAGCGTTTTTGCGAGTCGGCGCAGGGCGCTGATCTCATTATGATCGCCGACACGGGGTCAAATGACGGTTTGCCCGAGAAGGCGGAGTTATATGGCGCGACTGTTCACCACATTTGCATCACCCCGTGGCGGTTTGATCTGGCGCGCAACGCAGCTTTGGCGCTGGTGCCACGCGACATGGATGTCTGCATCAGCTTGGACATTGACGAAGTTCTTCAACCGGGCTGGCGCGAGGAGATAGAGCGTG